TTCTTGATTAAATAATGGGCTGATTCTTCTGAGATAAGATACTAAGAAGTTCATACCTTCATTTTGAACATCATCATGTAATTCAAAAGATACTGGACCATAATTTGTTTTTTTAGGAATATTGGTTCGGAAGTTATACATATTAACTTCTTCATATTCTACTGAAATTTCTGGTCTATCAAATTTATGTATTAAGAATGTAAAATTATGTGGTACGTTGCTGGTATATTCTGCATAAAATATAAATTCTACAATATATAAGAATTTAGATTTTGGTGCATAAATATTTAAAATTTGTGCATAGTTTTGGTCACTAGATAATAATGCTATTGAATCTGGTGATTGTGTTGTAGTATCTGTAGTAGGTGGTAATGCTCCATTGGAATATGCTAATGGTGAAACATTAGATTTTATTAATGCTGCTTGGGAATCAGATAATTCATTAATATTAGCTGCTAATTTACCTATTGGTGAATTACTATATTTTAAAGATTCATTACCATTATAATTAGATAATTCTTTAACATTTTTATCAGTTAATGTACCATCTAATTTTGCATTGACAATTTCGGTAGCTGCTGCGTGAGCATTATTGACTATAGATTGTTGGGAGGTTGTTAATAATTTGGCGTTGTCAATATGTATTCCGGTAGTTTCTAATAATTCTTTAGATACTGTTTTAATATATGTTGGTTTATCAGTTTCTAGTAATTTTTGAGAATTATCGATAAGAGTATTATTAACAACGCCAGAAATAGCGGCATTGGTAGTTTGTTGAACGTAATCCTTTTCAGCTACGTTTAGTAAACTATAAGTGCCCATGTGATATTAGAAACCACCAAGAGCAGAATTTGCATGTTGACCATCAGTAGTCAATGCGTTACCGAATGTTTGTTGTGCATGGTCGATAGATAAAGTTAACGAAATTGTTACGATACCACCATCTGAATAATCCATATCACCCCAATCAATACTTTTGAACCAGCAACCATAAAGCATCCATTGTTCAACATAATTTTTACCACCATCTAACATTTGGAATGCACATGAAAATTTATAATCATGAGCAGTTTTAGCAGTTTGCATTAATGGATTTGCTGTTGCGCCAATTAATTTTTGTTGTGATTCAAACAATCCTTGTAATCTTACTGCTGCATTATTAGTAATATCATCTTCTAATGTCATATTAATGTCACCAAAAGAATATTTAGATTGGGCTACTTTTACAACAGAGTTATATCTATGTAATTGTACTTCTTCCATAGATACTTTAGGTCTATCAAATTTTGTACATTGCATAGTGAATGCATCACGTGATGCTGTTGAGGTTGCCCCCATATTGCTGTAAAAAATAGCTTTCCATCTATTTTTCATTTTTGGGTGGTATACACCCATATTAGCACTATCAATACCGATATCTGTAATTGTTGCCATATTAAAAAAACTCCTGAAAATATAATTATATAAATCATATTTATGAAAAATTGCATAAATAAGTAATATTAAAAATTGTACAATTTTTTTCAGGAGTTTTATTATGGCATTATTAAGCCCAGGCGTACAGGTGACGGTAGCAGATAAATCGATTTATACTGCAACCACATCCGCTACTGTACCATTATTTTTCATTGCCACCAAGTATGGCAAAACCCAACCTAATTCAAATGTATTAGCGCAAGGTACAATTGAAGCTGGTGTACCAAGATTAGTAACATCATTAAGAGACAGTATTGAATTATATGGTGTTCCCATTTTTTATCGTGACGTATATGACCAACCATATCATGGTGATTGCCGTAATGAATATGGTTTGTTAGCTTTAAATCAATTCTTGAAAGTAGGTAACCGTGCATATGTAATTCGTGCTAATATTGATTTAGATGATGATGTTGAAAGTTTACAATTATTGTGGGAAAAAGCTACTGTTGATGCTGTTAATGTTGCAAAGCAAATGGCTGGTGCAGAATTAAGTCAACGTAACAATGGTGATACTGACCCAGCAAAACAATTCTTAGGTGGTCACGAATTATTCACATTGACATCAGATTTGATTGATATTACAACTGGTGATATTCGTTTAACCTCGGATTCTACATTAACTGCTGCACAAAAAGCAAATATTAAAGCATATCATAGTGCAGTTTCAAGTAAAGAATATTATAATGAAAAATTAATCAAAATTATTGATGTTGCGATTGAAGAATATTCACAATCTACTAGTTCATTTAAAGATAGATATACTAATTCAGCTAATTTGAAATTTAACTTATCTTCTGTGTTGGGTGGAAATTTCTATAATACAGTATCAAAAGATGGTTCTAATCCTGATGGCATGAAATACACTTATTTCAAATATCAAGACCCAATTTTCTCTAATACTTTAACTGGTGGTAATACATCAACATATACATCAGATGTTCAAGTCCATGATATTTTGTTAGATGGTGCAAGAACAATTCATACCCAAGTTAGAACTGCAATCAGTGACATTTTGTCAAATGATACATCAAAAACAGACCCATTCATGGGAACAAAAGGATTATTGGAATCAAAAATCCATCCGTATTCTGTTGGTACTGTTGCTGTAGCCTACACAGCACTACCATCATCTTTAACTTTACCATTACCATCCGGTTATAATGATGTATTACAAGTTACTGGTTATGTGAAAAATGTATTTGTTCCACCAAGTGATACTACTTTACCTAATGCTACTACCCAAACTGTTGCTACGGTAGAATATGTTGTTAGTGGTAATAGATATCAAGGAACTACAATAATCGGTAAATTTACTGGCATTATTAAAGATGCTACTAAAGGTCTATTATATGCAGCAGAAACAACTGGTAATGCTTTCCATTTTACTAACACTGATGATAAAGTATTTAACATTTTCTATACTGATGTTCTTAGTGCAGTAACTACTAATATTGGTGAACTTACTGTTGCAGCTAATACTACAAGCCCATTAATTGGCAACGGAACTACCAATTTCGGTGGTGTTATTGATATTACTAGATTTGTTAATACTAAACCAGGATTTAGTGTTGCTCAATTCGGTAGTTTGGTTGATACTGCGTTCCGTGATTATATTAAAACTGATAGTTGGTATTTTGTAACACATCCTAAAAATGCATTACAATCTGGTAATTTTGATTTATCTACTAACAATACAGATGCTACACGTAGATTAGAAGTAGTTAGACGTTTAGCACAAGTTATTCAAGATAATGCTAGTTTGAATATGGATGTTAAACCAGAATTTGGTAGTGATATTGCTTCAGAAGGATATGAATTTAATCTTATGTTATGTCCTGGTTTCCCAGAAGTATCTGACGAATTATTGACACTAGCTGATAGAGTTAATCAAGAAGCTGTTGTTATCGGTGATGTTCCTATGGATTTATCACCTAGAGATGCTATTAGATGGGGTCAACAAGTTAATGAAAGTTCTATTGTTTCTACAGGTAACAATATCCGTTCTGATAACCGTGGATTGATTGCTTATTACTATCCACATGGTTATACGACTAACTTAGATGGTTATGATGTATTATGTCCTTCATCTGGTTTAGCATTAGCTGTTATTGCCTATAGTGATAGTATTGGTAACGTTTGGTCTGCTCCTGCTGGTCCAAACCGTGGTCTATTATCTGGTGTATCTAGTGTAGCAGCAGTAGGTTATGTTGATACTACAAAAGGTGCAATTGGTACATCTGCGGCAACATTCGAACGTGTTCGTTTAAACCAAGGTATGCGTGATAGTCTATACAACGCATGTAATATCAATCCTATTCATGATTCAGTACAATATGGTATTGCTATTTGGGGTCAAAAAACTAGAGTTGCCCTAGCGTTTAACTCTTCGTTAGACCGTTTGAACGTTTCAAGAATGGTAGCATTCATTAGACGTGGTGTTAGAAAATTAGCATATAATTTCTTAATGCAACCTAATGATGAAATTACTAGACAAGGATTATCATCTGCTGTTACAGCATATTTGCACAATATTCAAGTAAGCCGTGGTTTATATGAATTTGCTGTACAATGTGATGCTACAAACAATACTGCTGATATGATTGATAGAAATGAATTAGAAGTTAAAATTGCTCTTAAACCAGCAAAAACTGTAGAATTCATTTATATTCCAATCACATTAGTAAGAACTGCGGATTCTATTACACAATAATAGATAGTCATAAAAACCCCGCTTACGCGGGGTTTTTTTATTTTACAATTTTTGTAATATCTTCACCATTCTTTAGATACTGTTCCAATTGTGGTTTTTTACTATTAGATGCAAATCGTTTATCAGATTCTAAGAATATCCAACGATTCTTTTTAGCACTATATTGATATAGTCTAGGAGCGATAGGGTCAGATAGTTTACTATATGTTAAACGATGATAATCACCATTCAACGGATTCTTAGGATATTCATCACCTTCTGTATATGGTGCATTATTAGGCGGCATGGCATCTTCCAAACCATAACCAATTGGGTTAGGATTTAATTTATTAAGGTCAACACCATAATTAGCAGCATTTTCAACAATATTTTCAGGAATGGTTACTGTATCATTAATATTAGCACCAAATTCTGGAACATTAGTATTAGCGGTAGCTTTAATATTATTGGAAACTTTTAATGCTGTTGAATTATAAGTATCTAATACATTCTCAAAGAAATCATTATTTAAATCACCAACAATATCCATAGTTTCTTGAGATGCTAACATAGGTTTACCGATAACTGAATATATGGTAGATTGCCAACCAGGTGTAAATCCTGAACTATCCCAACCAACATCAGTAATTTCAAGATATTTTCTAACAGGATTCATATTAATATCAAATTGTACTTCACATGGGATTTCTAAAATATCTCCAATAACAATAGGTCTTTTTAATTTATTGATAGTTAAATTAAATCCAAACTTGAAGGTATATTGGTCAGATAATTGAATACCATATTGTGTTAAATCTGTAGTAATATCTATTAGACTGTAATATGCTTTAATATCAATAGGGTCCATAGAATAAGAACGGTCTCTATTTTCCATAAAGATATTATCTTGAATATTGGTAATATTAGTTTTCACATATTCTGATAATGCTAATTTTTTAACAATCCATAAA